CTACCCTCGGGTGTCGTGTTCTGAGTATCGCTCATTTATGTTTCCTTAATTATATCGCCAACCGGACGATTCGGACTACAAAATCTTTAACTTTTTTTCATCTATTAGCTTCTGATCTGCTAATCCCTGAATGTAGTTATCAATGGATTCTAAGACTCTAAGACGTAGATACGCTTCTTCACGTACCTCTACATCGCTGTAATCGCTATTTAAAAACTTAGCTATCTCCATACCTCTGAGTTCTTCCATCATCTCTATGAAGTAATCGTCTCTCAGTAAGTTGTTAGCCCAGTCTGATTTCTTCATTGCATAGCCTTAGTCAGAGAGCCTAGTTCACGTAAAGCCTTTAGCGTTAACTCAGTCTGCTTGTTCTTTGTGTCCTCGTCAGCTAAGTCTAAAGCCAGTACAGCTTGCAATTGCTTAACTGCTAACTCAGCCTCTCTGATACGTAGATCATTAGCATCGTTCTGGTTCTTCATCTGAAGCTCTATACCCTTGCTCGTATATTCGGCTTCGAGTGTCTGTCTCTGCAATTCAAGTTTAGCCGCATCGATCTGAGCTTTTGCCTGAATCTTTTCTGTTTCAACCTTTGCCAGCATCGCAGCAATCTCTGCTTGGGCATCCGGTGTAGGAGGCTGTGGCTGAGACAATTGAGCATTTTGTTCCGGTGTGATCTCATTCATAAACTCGTTAGCATCTTTGAAACCTGCCGATTCAATGAACTTCGCTAGAGTATTGCGGTATTGACCGATAGATACCAAAGGATTAGACGGACCATACTGCTGAATGATCTGCTCTTGTTTCGCTAGAACCATCTGCAACATAGCCAGCTTCTGATCTCTGTCACCTGAGCCTAGACCAACATTAACGCTAATATCGTACTCATTTGCCCATGTTCTAGGATCAAATGTGACGTACTTACCACGCATACGAACGATTCTAGGCTTGTCCTGATATTTGCCCAATAGGTGCAAAATGCCTCTAAACAGACTCTTTACGCCTGTCTCAGCGAAAATTCTAGCGATTAACTCTAGCTTGCCGCTATTAGACTTCATCATTGCAGCCACAGCAGTAGCCGTAACATTATTCAATACGTCTGGATCAAGTCCTTGCTGTGCATCGCTAACGCCTGTTCTCTTAGCCTGAACTGCATCCAAGTATTCCAACATTGGCATTGCTTGACCGAACGTACTCTGAACCGTTAGCGGAACCAAAGCATTAGGATTCTTGATGCGGATAATTCCACCCGGAGTAGCATTGAGCAAGTCATCCATGTTGACCTGACCATCTACAGCACCTACTCGATTGTTGTTAGTTAGATACAGATTATCCAAGCTCTGACGAGTTATCGTGGACTTCTGTAACTGAATATCCATCGTCCGATCTGCCAGACTTTGCCCAAAAAATTTGTGCGGTACAGGTATAGGACAGATACTGTGAAATGGAACATAGTCTGTTTCCTCATCTTCCAATATCTCAGAGCCGCAATAGACAATACGGCGCAACTCAGCAATACCATCATCATCTTCGTCAATACGTATATAGCACTCGTATACCTCTAGAACCTGCATAGAGAAGTCTAGAGACGTATTCTGGTCTGGCTGTTCACCATTAGGGAAACGAGCAATACGCTCTGCATTGAACTCAAGATCATTATATGTTGGCAATTCGTCAACTGTGTCCTGATCGTAGCCAATAGCAATTAACTCTGAACGAGTCATCAAGCGACGATGCGCTACGAAACTAGCTTGGTCAATAGTCTTAGCTGACTTAGAGATAAGGAATTCTTCAGGAGGTACGTTCTCAATCCTTACCTGACCTGATTCTTTGATACGCTGGACATAGACTTCAAACTTAGGAACTTGTATGACATTGCCCATCATGTCCGACATTTCCGTATATTCTATTTCCTGCTTGACAACCTTTAGAGTCTGATCGGATAGCAACAGAGCCAGTTCATCCTCTGATAGATTCTTGTACTCTTCCTTCGTTACGTCTGTAGACTGATCCCAATATGACTTAACTACGCCAACCTTTTGCAGCAGAGCATCTTTAAACCAGTTGTGAAGGATAAGCATCCCATCATTATCACGATAGAAAGCCCAATTACAGTAGTCGGTAGCCTGTCTAGCTGACTCCTCGTCACCCGGACTCTTAGGCTCAAAGTAGACAATATCTTCGGTAGTCGTAAAGACACGCATTAACTGTGGCAATGCTCCATCGATAGCCTCAGCTACCTCACCAGTTACGATCTGGCTGCGACCTTCTTGCTCATTACCGTAAGGATAGCGTAAGTAATACTCTAGTGCCCTCTTACGATCTTCGGTAGTCTCGGTGTCAAGATAGCCAATAGAGTTATCTATTTCGTTCTCGATAATGCCTTTTACTTTGCCTGCATCCATCATAATGCGTTCCTCTTAGGATTTTCGCAATTATACAATCCATTTTGTGTTAATGGGCAAATCTGACTGCCATGAAGTCTCGTCTTGGTCAAGGCTTATCGAAAGGTAGCGAAAGGAATCTGCTGCATGACTGCTCCAGTCGTGTAATGGCTTGTCGTAGAACACTTGCTGTCTCTCGTTATATTCCCTGCGGTAGTTCCTTAAAGCATCTAACCCTTGCTTAGTCTTATGATCGAACCAGCATTGCGGCAATAGCCTTCTAACGGCTTGTATGCCATCTGCAACCGATAATCTAGGAGCTACAGTTATATCGAGTCCAGCTTCCTGTAAAACCTCTTTACGGCTCTTTCCTGTGCCTAGTTCTCTTACTTCCACATCGTGCGGAAGGAATTGCGTGAAGCCTTCGTAGCCGTTATCTTTGAGCCAGCGTACATACCAGTCCAGACCGACACCGTGGTTCTCCGTAAAATCAATGAGACGTACTTCTTTTCCAACCACCTGAGCAACCCACAGACTAGTAGAATCGCTAATCCCCAAATCCCAAGCAACATAAGACTTGCATAAGTCATCACGTTCGATAGTGGTGATCCGGTTCTTCGCCTCAAGATCGTTGATAATCTGCCCATAATAGCTACCTTGAATAGCGGCATCAAAGGAACATTCAAATTCCTGAAAATACCTATCGTCACCCATCTCTTTACGAGCAGCCCAAAGTTCCTTCTCGCTAAGAATACCTGTTTCACTAGCCTTGAACTCTAGTAATGCCCATCCTTCAGCAGTCTTAGCCCTATCGCGGAAACCGAGGAAATGATTTTTACCTTTCGGTGTGCCAATGAATAAGCACCACGTAGGAGCCTCGTCTGTATTCCTATCCGCTAGTGCTGGACGTATAACTTCATTCCATATCTTAGGATTCTGATCGCCTATCTCGTCAAGGATAACGCCATCGAAATACTGCCCACGCAAGCTATCAGCGTTATCGCTACCGTACAGGCTAATCCTACGACCCCAAAAGTCAACTCTAAGCTCTGAGATATTAGCAACAGCATTAAGAGGACGAGTAAATTCCAGCAGGTAATCCCATGCCACACGTTTGGACTGAGCATAAGTCGGAGCAATATAGGCAAATCGTGGGTTTGGTTTCTGGCACTCAATGGCAGCCTTGATTAGATGGTTGATTGCACTAACAGTCTTGCCCATACGACGATGTGCGACTACTACCGTAAACCTGTGCTTATCTACTGCCTCATGAATAGCTATCTGCTGCTCACGAGGCTTATAACTAATCTCGATTACTTCTGCCATGTGACCATCAACGGAGCACCGTCAGCACCAGTAATCTCTTGCTTGCTAGTCTCAGCCCATCTCATCTGAGCTTTAGTCCACCAGATTAATGCAGTCGTATCACCGCCTTGAGCCTTGTTAAATAACGTCTTAGCTATCTGAGCACTTGCTTTAGCCTTACCTACGTCTAGTTCAGTACGATAGTGCTTTCTAAGCGTCTTATCATCAATGCCTATTAATGCCCCTATCTGTTCATGAGGCAAGCCTAGACCAGCCGATGTCTCGACTAATCTCTTGTTTTCTGCGCTAGGAATATGCTCTATCATTTTATTAAGGGGAAATGTTACTAACTTGTAAATCAATGGAGCGTATGGGTCGGTGATGCTCCGCCGCTACGTCGAGGGTATCGACTATTGCCTGCTTCATACGCTTAGGGTAAGGCTTTGCTAACTTTGCAACTTTAATCTTCATCTTCTCATCTAATGGCATTAAGTATCTATGCTTGCCTACTGTCTTTATTATTTTGCACTCACTTGGCTTGATAGTCTTTCTTTGTTGCCCTTGCTGAATATTCCATCCTTTCTCACTTACTTGCCTACTATGCAATCTTTTACCATTATGCCAGTATTCAACGCCTGCAGCAGTATCACCACAATAAACCCAATTGCCTGCTTGATATACCCCGCCATGATGACCGTATTGCGGATCAGCAAACGAAACAATTAATTTAAGATTCGGACTATTCTTCTTTAAGAATATTATTGCTAGTTTAACAATTTTACTAACTTCTGTTTTATGATTAGTTAAAGCAATTCTAGTTAATTCGCAACCTTCATCTTGTCCTAATCCATACGGACTCATTAAATTTGATGAAGCACCACGACTAAAAATTACTACTCCAATGAACTTACCATCTTCCCATGCACCTATCTTTACTAATGGTGGAACTGGTACTGATTTACTATAATGCCATTTCTCACAAGCAAATTTCGCAGCTTCGTGAGTAGCCCAATCAATTTTAAGTTCATGCTTCACGAGCATCAAACTCCTTACCGCAATGTGGGCAACATATCCACTTAGGGTCTAATTGATCTAGCTTACCTTGATCTTCTTCAGAGCCAGCATCAAAATTAACATCACTCATTATTGTTTTAATTTCTTGCTCATTAAAGCCCAATATATCTAACGCAAAACCATCCTTTAATAACTCATCTAACTCAATAGTTAGCAAAGTAGTATCCCAATCAGCATTCAACGCTAGTTTATTGTCTGCAATAACTAACGCTTTACGCTGCGTATCGGTTAAATGACCTAGCTCTATCGTAGGAACCTCATCCATCTTTAGCTTACGCGCAGCCATTAACCTGCCATGACCAGCAATGATGCTATTAGTTCCGTCTATTAATATGGGATTAGTCCAGCCAAACTCTTTGATACTGGCTGATATTTGCGCTACTTGCTCGTCTGAGTGCTTGCGGCTATTGTTGACGTAAGGAATTAAATCCTCAACTTTGCGATACTTAACATTTAACTGCATTGCATTATCCTCTGGATGTCATGCTTACTTTAATAGCCCTTGCATTGGCTTATTGTTACGCTCAAGCATCTTTACTGTAGATGGATCAAATACAACATAATTACTTAATTTATCTATTGAATTTGGATCAATATGTTTAATTCCTTTTATTCCAATATTACTTAATTCTTCAGAAGCTAATTTTTGAGCTTCTTTCTGATTAGTAGCCTTACCAGTACGAATAAAATCTACAGTTAATGATTTATAAAGATCGCCTCCTGTAAACGACTTATCGTATCCAAAATCATATTTTTTATTAATTTGCTGCAATGCTTTTATTCCTTGTTTTTGGGATGATATTGGCTGATCCCAATTTAAAAAAGTTTTAGCTTCTTTATCAGGTATATCTACTTTATACAAATAACTAGGAGGATTATTGTCAACATAACTAGATATTCTTTCAAGCATTTCATCTGGCTTTCTAAATGCGCCCGGCTTTCTTTTAATTATGTCAGCAAGTTTACTTACATCACCATCTGTAAAATTTCTTGCGTTTAATTTTATTATTGCATCAAGAGTTCCTAAATCACTATTAAGAGCAGACCCTTGTCTAAATCCGGGATTTATTGAAATTTGTGCAAATTGATTAGCTGTTGGCATATGTTCAGCAAAATACATTCCATGACCATAAGCCTGTGATCCTTCTCCACTACCAAGTTTACTTATATCAAATTTATCAAATAAATGAGGACTTCCATGATAAGCAATAGGAGCAGCCATCAATAAACCACCTTTAGCCAACGCTGCTTTTGTGGCTACTGCTGGATTCATTGCGCTAGATACAAGCTCGGTAGTCTGATTCAATAATCCTTGTTGCTCAGGAGGAAGTAAACCTTTAGATGTCAGATACGCTGTTGAACCTACGGCTTGCTCAGGCTTTAACATTCCTGTAGCTGTAAATGGCAATGCTGCTAAATCCACAAAACCTGTAGCCAACTGAGGAATACCTCTAGCTGCTGACAACCCTAAACTTCTTAGCGTTTCTTCAAGTGTTGCCATAGAAAACCTCGTACATATCCGGTCTGTTAGTTTTTATCCACTCTCTTGGTTCTTCATGACATTTCTTAAAGTCATTTCCTACCGTCTGACTTCCTGCATGATGAACGTAACCTCTTGAGACAAAGTGAAAATACCCTGCTTTGCCTAAGTCATGGCATATTATATTGTCTGAATACCAATTCGTACTAGGGAATTGTGCTGTCTCCCATGCTTCTTTACTGATAGCCGCAAATATTGGCGCAATGACATCAGTCATCTTAATGTGCAATTCGCTTTCCCACTTTAACGCTGAGAATACGTCATCTTCCTCAGCTACTCGTATATTTTGTGCTGGTAGTACGTAATCTGATCTAGCACCTAAGAAACCTACCTTAAATGACTTACTGACGTACTTATAATCCGCTTGCATCTTCTCAATGGTATCGGGAGCCAATACTACATCGTCATTAGCAATGATTAATGAATCGTAATGCCCTGTAGAAAAGGCATAAGAGACAATCTGATTATACGCATCTCCGAAATTGGCAGAAATATTTGGTCTGAACACGACTCTATCGTTGCCAAGTCTCTTTCTAACTTCTCCCCACAACTCCAGACTATTTGCACTAATGTAAACTGGCAATTCTCTTGCATATTGATTAATGCTCTCCAAAAGTACGTGGATGCTTGGACTGCCGACCGTAGCGATTACGATTGCTTGCAAAGGATTACCTTCATAGAATCTACTGCTCGTGGAGTACGCATAATTTCCTGATCGGGAATGTTTTTGTCCATCAATTCCTGACCAAACTCTGACAGCTTGAACTCCATTGACGATAGGTTAAATCTATCTTGCCACCCTAAATACCAATGCCACTCTGTGTAATATAGCCAGCTATTCTCGTTAAACGCTCTAACGTGGGTAGGGTCTTGCCATGCACCTAAAGATAGCTCATACGGTACGCTAATATGGAACTCACCGCCAACTTCTAGCAAGTCCTTGCAGTTAGTCATTGCAGCCACTAAGTCAGGTATATGTTCTAAAACGTCATTTGCGACGATTGTTTTAAACATTCCTTTAGTTATCTCTACATTGCCAAATCTAGGACTATCGATAGTAGTGCCAAACTCTACCTTAGATATGTCGCACCACCAGTCAGGATTAACTCTAAGCAATATGTCAGCATTAAAGTAAGAATCCTTCCAATCCTTGCCAGAGCCTAGATTTAACGTCTTTGGAATCATTTCTTCTTATTTCTAGCGGATATTGCAGCAGCCTTCTTCTTAGCGTCAGCCTTTGAAGTAGCTCCCCATGCCTGTAGGCTTAGAAGCAGTCTAGTAGGTTCACCATTAGGTTTGCGCTCAGGACCATCCATG